CGGCTTGCCCATTTCAGAAAGTACGAATCTCATTTTTGCCTCCTTAGCTGCGGGTAGCGAGCGCGACAAACGGCGATCGCGTCGCGGAGCCTTTGTACGGCGTCAGTGCGGAGTTCCACAGCGGCTGGCCGTCGATGCGAGTAATCCACCGATAGACGATCTCGTCGGAAGTGAACTCTACGTGAATCGACATGGCGCTTTGCACGCCGCCCTTGTCGATCACCTGGTACTGAGAAAGGTCTGCCAGGATGATATCACCCGCGGTTCCGAGTGCTGCCGCCTGCTCGATTTCGATAACCGGGCGCCTGAACAGCGTCGTAAACGGCTCCTCTGAAGCGCCGCCGGCAGGAAGGTAGGCCGGCGCACCGCCGGTGCCGACTGGGACAGACATCGTGCCGAGCTGCGGGTAGATTTCCTGGTTGACAAGCCACACGTAGCGGGACAGTGCCCCCCACTTTCGCGTCAGCATCTTCAGGAGGTTCTCATACAGGATGGTGTTCGCCGACTGTCCGCTTTCCTTGGCCTGGGTCACCAGCGCCGGCGACTCCAGAATGCCAAGGGGCTTGCCGGATCCGCTGCCGTTGATGATCGCATCCTGCGTGACGAACGCGAGCTCGTCCGACACGGCTTCCTGCACAAGCGACTCGAGTAGAGCCGCATCCTGTATTACTTCGTCCGTTGCGTAGAACAGGATCGCGTGCTTGTTGAGTTCAAAGTTCATCTGTCGAAACTTTGGCTTAGATGCAGTGAGCGAGTCGGCCTCGGCCATCCAGTACGACCGGATGCCGCCGTGCCGACTGCCGTTGGCTCGGTCGGTCTCGTCGACGCCGTTCATCTTCATCGAGTTTGCGTTGGTGCTTATCGTGGCCCGACGACAACGCGAAAGCACCTGGTTGTTGTCGTATGCACGACGTATGATCTCTGATGCGAAATCCTCTCCGACGAGAAAACCTCCATCACTCGGAACGCTTTCAGACGCCCCGGTTGCCGCGGCACGAACCTGCTTCTGATACTGCGCTACCCGCGGGAGCACGTTGCCACCGGTGTTGACCGAACGAGCAGAGGCTACGATGTCTCTCAGGTACTCGCCGAGAGTGTACGTGTTGAGATCAGCATTGTCGCGCACCTCGATATGCGGCGTGCCTGGTGCAGAAAACGTACCACTTGCAGCCTGTGCGTTGAGCGCCTCCTCGGTCTCGATATTGGACTTGAGCTGTTTCTGCTCCTCCATCTTGGCGCGAACGAGTTCGTAGTCCTCTTGCGTCCACTCCTGGGAGCTGTCCTCAGCTCTGGCTTTGAGCTCCTCGAGCTCGGTCTGCAGCTCTCCGTAGCGATTCTTCATGTCCTGTAATCTAGGCATGTCAGTCTCCTATTCCTCGGCAAGCGCAAAGTTCGCCAAGGTTTTCGAGCGAAAATCTATGATGTTGGAAGTACTTTTTTGCTCTTCGGCCTCGCGCCGATTCCAGCCTTTGGCAACCAGCTCCTTCGCGCGATTCTGAGAAAAGCCTACCTCGCGTAGATGTTTCTCGAACTCGCGTGGTGTTCTTGGAGTAGCAGCCTTCGGCTGCGCGCGCTCTAGCATCACGTCAGGCACGCGTGCGTATGGGTACTTCTCTATGTCAAACGCCAGTGCAGCGATTTCTTTCTCGGTTTCCACTGCATCAACGTATCCCGCCTCCTCAGCCTCCGTTGCCGTGTACCATGTCTCGGCGTCCATTGCCGCTCGCACCTCTTCTTGCGTTAGCGCCGAGTTGGCAGCATAGATGTTGACGAGCTCGCCGGCGACTTTGTCTAGCGTTTCAGCCATCTCGCGCATCTCGGCGGCATTGCCAATCGTCACACCCCACGGGTTGTGCACCATCAGGAACGAGCCGGAGCGCATAGTCCTCGAACTGCCCGCCATTGCAACCACCGAGGCTGCGCTTGCGGCAATCCCAAGTATCTCAACGGAAACCTTTTCGCGCATCCCCGCAAGCAAATTGTAGATTGCCAGTCCGTCGAACACCGACCCGCCCGGCGAGTTGAGCAACACCCGAATTGCTTTTGACTCTCGTACTGCGTCAAGATCCCGCTTAAAGTCGCCAAGCGTTACCCCGAAGCCTCCGATCTCGTCAAAGATCGACACCTCGCCGACCTCATCCTTGGCCTTGATTTCGTACCACGCTTTCGTGCTCATGTCGTTCTGCTCCCATTGCCGCTCGCAAACTGCATACCGTTGCTCCTCGCTCGGGAACTCTTCAGACGTCTCGAGCATGCACCGGCTGACAAACTCTTCGCGATCCTCATTCGTTCTCGGTTTCGGTAACGGCACCTTCGGCCTCGTCTCTCTCCGGCGCGACTGCTGGCAGTTGCTCTTCTCTTCGGGAAAACTCCCGCGCGTCCCGCATGTTCTCCGGCATCCAATAAACGCTGCCCTGCTCTCCTCCAAGAGGTGGCAGGTTTTCTCGTTGCCTGATTTCGTCCGCGTTCATCCATCCGGTATTCCGAGCGGAAGTGTACGCCTCATACCGCGTCTGGATGTCTGCCCGAAACAGCGCATCGATCAAAAACTCTGAGTAGACGCCTGATTGGCCGTTGAGTAGCTGTGAGTCAATAGCCGATTCCCACCGCTCAAGCCATGGCCGCAAAGTGTCTACGTAGTAACTCATCTGCTCGGACTGGATATTGTCGTACGTTGCGCGCGACAAATCCTTCAGCTTGTGAGGCGGCATGTTCAGCCACCGTGCAATTTCCTGGACCGTAAACACTCGAGATTCGAGGAACTGCGCATCGACCAAGTCCATGCCGAGCTTTTCAAATTCCATGCCCTCCTCGAGGATCATGGTTTTGTTCACGTTCTCGGCACCGCTGTACTTCTCGCGCAGCGACTTTGACAGCCGATCGTGCGCATCTTGGGACAGCTTGCTCGGGTGCCTGAGCACCGCACCAACATTCGTCCCGTTCTCGTAGAACCGGTTTGCAAACCGTTCCTGACTTGTGCCAGTCGTCAAAGACTCCCGGGCAAGCTGTAGGATCGAATACCCCTTGGTCCCATCGAACGCCAGCCCTGCTACATGAAAGATTTCCTCGTCTTCAAACACGCGCATCTGGCCGCGCGGAGGCCGGTACTCGTACGTACGAATACCGTTGTCAACCTGCGGCTTGGTGCGCCATGGGTTGAGAGGCCATAGGGCGCGCGGCCTATAGGCATCGTCGCGCTGAATGTAGGCATAGTGATTCCCCGCATGGATCAGGTGCAGCTGAGCCGTCTCTTTGTACGCAAACGCAGTCGTCAGCGGGTTCGCGCGGTATCGCAACACCGGAAATACCGGGTGCGCCTCGTGCCGCTCACGTCGGTCGTCTCGCAACCGGTATACGAATAGCGGCAGACTCGCTACTGTTTGGCAAATCTGCTGCACACCGCTGAACCATGCGGCGATCGACAGCGCCCTCTCATCATCGACAACGCCGCCGCCGGATCGCCCCTCGATCCATCTATCCAGATCTGCCACGGACTGCGCTTGCCATTGCGCCGAGACGCGGAATACCCTCGTCGCCGCCTGCAAACGCTGTAGCAATGTCATGCGTCGTGGCATCGGTGCTCCAAATACAAAGGCCGCCGGGGAGGAGGGCCCGGCGGCCGAATGGGGACAGAGAGTGCAATGCACTCGGGAGAAGTTGCAGGGGAGGGACTCGAACCCTCATCGACTGCATATGAAACAGTCAAGTTGCCAGTTACTCCACCCTGCGCCGTCTTCCCCCTCTACTTATACCGGTGCGTTTCGGGTGTTTCGGGTTATCCGAAATTCCCGGTCGACCACATCGCGTATTCTGCTGCGCTCATGAGCTCGATATCCGACAGATGATAGGTCCTGCGCTCGTAGTCGCGGCGATATGCCCGGTAAATAGCACGCTCGGCTACGTGATAGTAATAGTCCTCGCTTCTCCCTGCAGCGCACAGCGCAATCCGCCCCCACGCTACCATCTCGTAATCCCGTTGTGTCTCAACACAAGACTTGGCGCGCTGCCTGCAGTACTGGCGAATCCTTTTTCGCAAGCGGGAATTGCGATAGTAGACAGCAAACGCCTCGTCGGTCATCATCGTCGGACTGTGCGTTGTCTTGGCCGCTGTCATTGGCCGGCGCTTTGACGTATGACGACGCTTCGCGCGCATGCCGCGGTTGTAGCACTCCCGACAGGTCGGCTTGACCCCTCGCCCGCCCTTCTTGTCTTGATGGAAGTCTGAGAGCGGCTTAGAAGCCCCGCATTCTCTGCAGCGCTTCAGTCGTGGCTTGGTTTGTGCCGTCATATCGTAATGATACCTCGATCTTCATACACCGATCCGAACTCGGTGTTCTGCACCAGGCGCGCGACCGCCATCACCCCGGCGATGCTTCCATCGATCCGCTTAGTGGACTTGTTGCGATCAGGCTTGACTAGCCTCCGCAGACCGCTTTCGTTTTGCTTTACGGTTGTACACTGCATCATCCACCTGAGCACCGGGTTGCCTCCGTGCGCGAGCTCTACTGCCAAAACCTTTTTCTCGAACTCGAGAATGGCCGGGCTCATCGTCAGGCTTCCTTGGCGAAACTCAACCATGTTGACCCCACGGTTTGCCAGGTCAATCGATACCTGGGCCGCGTATGCCGGATCGTAAGCAACCTCCTCTAACTGGTACTGCCGCGCAAAATCGGTGATGTACTGCATGACGTAGTTATAGTCGATGTATCCGCCTGGTGTTGCAATCACATAGCCCTGTTCTACCCACATCGAGTACGGCACCTTATCGCGTCGCTCTCGCTCGATCATTGCCTCACTCGGTATAAAGAACATCGGGATAAGCGCGCTGACGCCTGCCTCGTCTTTCGCGAACGCCGCAACGAAAGCGGAAATATCAGTGTTCACGGACAGGTCGAGCCCAGCCCAGCATGGACGTCTGGCGACCCGTGCGAGATCTACCTCAGACCCGCAAGCCATCCATTTCTCATCGGTAATCCATACCTCCTCGGCCTGAGTCCAAACGTTCATGTGTTTCGTCTTGAACTTGTTGATCTCTGCAGGCCGATCTTTGGCTTTGACAAACTCGTCCCGGATGGCCTTGACACCAATGGAAACGCCAAGATTTGGGTTTGCTTTTTGCCATGCGTTCTCGTCCATCCACTCAGTGTCCGGATCATCCAAAGTGTAGATCAGCGCATAGTACGACTCATTTTCAAAACGCCCCTCGAGTACAGCTCGCGCGTACTCCTCTTCCTCGAAACACGGCACCCCGGGATCGAACCCCGCCGTCGTTGTTGCCAATATCAGCGGTTGTTTCCGGGCGATCGTGCCGCGCTTCATGATATCGTAGACGGCGTCCGTTAGGTGCGCATGGTACTCGTCAATCAGCGCGCAATGCACGTTTTTCCCGTCCAGTGTGTCGGCATCAGCGCTGAGCGCTTTCATCGAGGAAAACGACTCCTCGTGGACCAGGATATGCTTGTACGCATGGATGTGCTTTTGCAAAAACGGAGACTTCTTCGCCATCTGTCGAGCCACGCCGAAAATGATAGTTGCTTGGTCTCGAGTAGTGGCGGCAGTGTAAACCTCCGCGCCCGGCTCGCCGTCAAACCGCATCATGTACAATCCAATCCCCGAGTCAATGAATGATTTGCCATTCTTTTTAGCAACGGACAAATATGCGACATTGTACTTGCGCATACCGTCCGCGGACCTACGCCAACCGAACAGATCCCAAAGAAAAAACTGCTGCCAGGGTTCTAGTTCTGCATACTGCAATCCGACCGCCCGGTCGCCCTGGACAAACGGGACATGGTTCTGAAAAAAGTCGATGATGCGACGGTTGCCCTTGGCAGATTCCGGCTTCTCGCTGTACTCGTCAAAGTAGAACGGGAACTCCGTAGTGTTCTGGCGGTCGAGGTTGCGTCGGTGGCGCTCTATCGCCAGCCGAGTCCACTTGCACGCCGTCACCTTTCCGCTCAGGACGTCG